TAATAAAAACATTATTTCCAACCAAAGAAACTTCTTTATCAGTGCCAGCATCGTCGGTTACGTGAAGGAGACCTGTGCCTGTATTTTTATTCCATAGCTGAATTGAACCGGCTACGTCGGCTGTTGCGGCAGCAGCTTCAGGGATATACACGTTACCGCCTGATACAACAGCTTTACCGCTTGCTTTAGTGTATGAAATAACGCGCCAATCAGCAGCGGCGTATTCATATAACAATGCTATGTCACCAGCAGCCGTTGTTATGTTTGCCGCTCCGGGCAAAATTAAATTTGTAGCGTCATGTGTAAAAACTAACGCGCCATCAAAATGCAACGCTATGATTGATCCTATACCTCTGGTAACTAAACTGGTGATTGCGTTAGTGCCAGTTACGTCAAAGAAATTACCATCGATATCAACTGCTAGAGCGCCTCCGCCCGGTGAAGCAATATCAGCGCCTTTTGTTAATTCTAACTGTCCATTAACTTTTAATTCTGAACCAGCTAATACGTCAAATTTATTTGCCGTAATTACAAAATCATCTGCACCGGCAACTTTAATATCTATTTGATCATCTGTAGAAGCGTGAATACTTGTATCACCATCAACATCTAAGATTATTTCGTTACCATTGTGATCGATAGCGCCAGTTATTACTGTTTGTCCGTCTTTGTCAATGCTGTCAGTTAGCGCGGTAGCAATATCTGTGTTGGTGGCATTATGTGTTGTTGCGCTTATCGTTGTTCCGCTCGTAACGGGATTACCCGACGGCAGCGCATACGTTCCTGATCCGTTGCGTGGCATAATTATTTACCTTTTTTATTTATGTTAATTTATACTGAGCCAAGACCTTTTCGGCCTGCATAAGCAGTCGCACCAGCGCCAGCCAATTGGCCAATACCGCTAAATAGATCGCCTCGTTGAGCGACCTGTTGCCCGTAAATATTTTGGTCTGCGGCTGCACCGCCAAGGGTTGCATCAAAAATAGGAGCAGACTGAACATTAGCGCCAGAAAAACCTTGATAGTTATAAGGCGTCACTTGATTGCCTGTTCTGAGCGCATTAACTTCATTTAGAGGAACGTTTCTCGCAAATGATTGCTCTGCTAAGAATCGATCCCTATCGGCTGCTTCACCTTGCATCTGAGCGGTATTGTCCGCTCTACGTTCATTTCCAGCTTGGACAAGCGAGGCTAATGCAAAATCATTTTCAGCTTGGTTGAAATCTCTGGTTGTCGTATTATATGCGTCACCACCCCTAGAATGTCCTTGAATTAATAAGTTATCTAAAGCTCTCTGTCGTCGTTCATCCATTTGAGGTTGATATCGACTTTGCAATGATTCGGCAACTTGATTGGTGTTATCTAAATTGCCATAAGAAGTCATTTGTGGCGCTGAAGCCATATCGAAAGGCTGATCAAAAGCAGTGCCAACCCGATTTAAACCACCTTGGCTAACATCAAGCAAACCTCCTTTTATTGCTGTATTTTGATCGTAAAGATTTTGTTCGGCTGGTGATAGAAATTCAGTAATTGTTGGCTGATCACCATTATAAGTAATATTTCTTGAGCCATATGGCGTAATAACATTTGGATTGCTCATTTGATTTTGCAATCGCGCAGTTGCAATATTATTAGCGCCTTGTTCTACAGCCGCCGCCCGATAATCTGGTGGTGCTGGCGTGTCTGGCTTGGCAAAATATAATGATACAGGCCATTTTAATAAATTTATTAATTTTTTAACCATTTGCACTCTCTCTTTAACATTCCATAAATTAACATATCGTCGTCAGCCAATGCGTTTCGCATGTTGCCTTCGTATTTAAATCCTAAGTGTTCGTCAAAACGCCTAGCCTCTTTATTCTTTTTTGCAACTAATCCAGTAATTCTGTTTACGCCTAGTTGATTAAAAGGATAATCAAACATTGCAAATAAAAAATCTCTGTTTAACCATCTTTTGCCGGGTTTGCCAGCAATATGCGCCATGATTGAAGTGTTAGTGTAATGATTGTAAATAACACCAGCTATTAATTGATTATTTTTGACTAACCCAAGTGCGCTGTAATTCTCAAACGGCATGTGCTGATCTATTCCAACAGATTGTGAAACCAGTTTTGCAATATCTTCTTTAGGATGACTAATAATCATCAACCAATAATTCCGCCTCTTTCATACAAATAATCTGTAGCTTTCAATCGCAGTTCTTCTTTATTAGATGATGTCTGCATCCGTAATGCGGCTGAAGTGCCTATGCCAGAGCAATGTTGCCATTCATCCATAATATTTAACTGCCCGCCATACAAAGAATTATCCCATTTTGATGAATCCCATGTTCCATATATTGATGGTGGCGAGGTTAATGAGCTAGTAGGTGCTTCGTCTCTAAAGTCTAAAGCAATATCAGCTAAGATAGAAGGTGAGCCGTTTGTAAACAAATAAGGCTTAATCATTTTAAAACTTTTTAAAGTTCCACGATTACCAAAATAACTGAAAGCCTGCTCTAAATCAGTGTCGATATCACTGTCTTTGTCTGCAAATGTATCCCAAAATTTATTAACAAATTTGTCTCCACCAAAATAAGGTTCGCCATTAAAAATAACCCAAGCATTAGCCTCGACTCCTTCGAACAAAGTCCATGAACCTGTAATTATGTTCATTGCATATTGTATTTGGTTTTTACCCTCATCAATTGGCACGTTCAAAATAAGCATGTTTGCGTCGGAATAAAAAACCAATTCCCAACCAAAATTGTTACTATAAAGATTGGCTACATTATTAATAGCGTCTTTTATATTGTTAGTTATAGCCTTAGATTTATCTGTTGTTGCTGAGATTAAAGCGGCAGATAAAGAAAACACGCCTTCTCGTAAAACAATTAGCGCGTCACCGCGAAATTTTAACAAACATTTATCGCCGATAGGTTGACCAACATTCCACACACCAACTAAGCGCCAAGTTGCTAAAGAAGTAACATCCGTGCCTGAGAAAGATATTATTTCACCTTCTGACGTTATAGCGTACCAATAATCATCAGGACCTAAACCAGCATCCATTGTGTACGTGCCGCCTGCAATTAAATGGCCGCCTTTCTGAAACAAGCCTGCCATGTTTAATGCTTTAGCTTCGCCACCAACAGCATCAACAGGAAGATACCAAGCCGTTAACGAATCTTTTTGTATCATCCACATGCGGCGCTGATGCACCCAAGGTGAACGTAAGTCAGACGTTGTTACGCCTGTTATTGCAGGTGTTGAGCTTGCATTAATTGTTACCCAATTACTGTTATCCCAATAGCGAGGCGAATCAACGCCGTTAAAACAACATAAAAAAGAAGTTCCAGAAGTATTTGCAAAATTAATAGAAGTCCATCGTGCGTTAGTTAAACTTGATTGAACTGCTGTTCCTACTGATCCAGCGGTAGTTATATCAAAGAAGTCCGTCCCTTCTGCGCAAAACAGCGCCTCTGTGCCGTCAGGTTTGACATAAGGCATGAACGACTCTACTTGCCCTGCAAAACCAGTTACATGAGCAGTTTGGCCTTTTCTAACCATAATATCACTGGTCGTTGGCCACCAATTCTTCATAATAACAGCAAATTCAGCGCCCATATCAGCTATTGAATCGAGCGCATTTAACCCGCCAACTGGCGCTGGCACAGATGATGGGCTAGATACAGCCCTTCTTGAATTAGGCGATTGTTTTAATATTGCTGGACGTCTCAATTTGGACTCCAAGAACCTTGAGGAACAAAAATACCGGGTATGCGATCATGCTGATTAGAGTTAAGTTGCAAAGTAGCTTTACCGCCGTCACGCGCCATTGCGTTAGCAACGCGAGTTTCATAAGCATTAAAATCTTCTGCATAATCTAGCCCTTTTCGCTGTAACCATCGCCAAATAATACCAAGCGTCATTAAATCTTCATCTAATATTCCAACATCAGTATCTACAGACCATTTTGATTTTCCAGCGCCAGCAGCACTAGCACAAAAACTTTTTGAATTATATTCAAAAGCTATTGTGTCACTAGCGTTTGCCCCTGCCGGATCAAAAAACAACTTACCTTCTTGGATTCTAAACTGACGATAAGGTCCAGTTAATGGAAAGGCTTGCAACGCTTGCCAGTCTTGAGAGCCTAACGGTCCGGGAACAGGAAGTTGTGTCGTTCTGTTCCACATACTGTCGTTCACAATGGACTCAAAATCCGAAGCGCTTATAATGCCGCCTTGGATTACCCCCTGTAACTGTGCGGCCTTTTGTGTAAAAGTTACTTGTTTGATTAAACTAGACCAATTGTAACGACTAGCTAAATTTCTTCCCTCCCTGTTTGCAAGTTGTAATAATTGAACTATTTTTTTGTCATTATTTCCAACAACAGAAGTTGGCTCTGCTAATCCTAAATCTTGCGTTGCGTCTTGTATAATCGTAAGTAATGTCATAAGTTTTTAATCTTCAGATTTTGTGGCGGATGCTGCCGCCAGTTGCGCCTCAAGTTGAGCAATCTTTGTTTCCATCTTTTGTTTTTCGTCTATTACGGTATCTAATTTTATTTCTAGTGAGTTCATTTTTTCACTTGCTGCGCCGCCTTTTTTGGCAGACAACAGATATGCTGTTGCTTTTTTCTTTAAGGTTCTAGCGCCCATTCCTATTAAACCTAAACCTTCGTCGTTGGCTCGCGCTAAATCTTCTACAGTTCTAAAATTAGCATCTAAAATAGCTTTTACTTCAGCAGGACCAACTTGCGGCCATGCTTCTATAGGTGTTCCAGAAACAGGTGCTTTACGTTTCATTTTCCAATTATTATATGATGATTCACAAAATTCTAAATATTTTTCTGAAATCATTTGATGATGTCGGCGTTCTCTTAAATGCGCCAGCCATTCATCACATTCTTTAATTACTTGTGTTTTATTATCGCCCATTGGAGTAATAATAACTTTTTCTACATCCTCATAAACTTTTCGGCCTGTAGCAATACTTTCTGCCCGTTTTTCTTTTAATCCAACTTCAAAGTCTAAATAAGGTGGCGCGTCTTCCATCAGTGTAATTGGCATATTTGACATGTTGATGTCTCCATTCTAAGGGTTTGGGCTGCTTTACAGCAGTCGTTATATAAAAAGTGGGGCAGAGTTTCCCCCGCCCCTTGTACTACTTACTGTGGAAAATCGCACAGAATTTGTTTTGCCGAAATATCACCAGCCGTTGCGCAAACAACGTCAGTAACATCAGCAGATACATCCAACGTACCATCAGCAGAACCCGT